AAGGTTCAAAGCGATATGCTTTTGCAGGAATGATTTCCGAATGTTTCCGGGACGGCCGTCGCATACTTCGTCGAAGTCGAAATGTTCGTCGAACTCTTTTTCGGGACGGTAACGTCGGTGTGCCGTGTAGAACGTACCGAGGTTGCTCCACTCGCGCGGACTTTCGGGACAGTCATCGTAGTAGATATTGATGTGGTGTCCTTTATAGGTTATTTGTTCGTATCTGTTCATATCAGTATGTATAAGCAGTTTCCAACTCGCTTTCGTAATTCTCGAAAGCTATAAGATTCTCTTCGTTCGTCACATCCTGATCCCAGAACAGTTCGACAAAACGCTCTATCACATCCCGCATGGCGCGGGTGTATTGTTGGAGGTATTTTACGGCCCTCGTGCGCCAATCTGTCGTTTCGTATTGCATGATGATTTATGTTTTTGATTGTTCATTCAAATGTCGTTTCGATAGTCGAGCAGGTATTGCTCGAAATGGTTCTCACAAATGATCTGGTTACGGTCGATGTCTGCGGAAAATCATCCCACTTGTAACCGTAATCTTTCAGTAATTCTTCTTGCTCCGAATATTTAGAGTGAACATAATGATGCGCCTACCGATGCGGGGCATGGCTTTATCCGTTCGATGTATGGTCTTCCGGAAGGATCCTGAGGCACGGCGGGTAGCCAGCGCCTCAGGATCCTCTCAAGGAAGACAAACTGAATGTCTCGGTCCGGCGCATCGAGCTTGCCAGGCAATGAGGGAATTACTTCTTCCTACGCCACTCTGCCATCTTCTTTTTGATGTCGATGCCGTTGTCGTCGAGCATTTTTTTCAGCGTGGCCAACAGACGCCATCCGTCACCGTTCTTATACTCTTCGGCCTTGGCCGAGAGGAATGCGAGCGACTGGTATTTGTCCAACCGCCGCCCTCTGTCGTCGATGGCCGTACAGTTGTGAAAGCGGATGAGGTTTTGCATCGTGTAGAATGCGCCGGCACCCTTATAGGCATCTATCCACGCCTTGCTTTGGGGTGTGGCGTGCTTCATCTTGAATCGCTTGTCGTTGAACTTCTTGACGGCATTATAGAGCTGGGTGGCATTTTTAGCCGCTCCGATATGGTAGGCTGCAAGACGCAGCGGGCTGTAGAGTTTGGAGTTCAGGTCCTGCACGAAGACGTTGTTGCTGCCAAGACGCTTGTAAGGAATGCCCTTGCATTTCTTGACCGGCAGGCTCTCGACATGTGCTTTCAGTTGTTCGATGTAATCTTCCGCCATAGCCGTAGCGGCCTTGACGTTGAACCAGCGATTCCTGTCCGCGAAGTTCTCGGGGTCGTTGCGCTCCATCCTCTGTTGGGCACGCAGTTCGTCGAGCAACATCTTCCACTGGTATTCATAACCCAGACGGTGGATCATCTCGGTTACGCCGACCGGACTCCAAGAGCCGTAGTCCTTGTAGGAAAGCATGTGGAACATCTGCGCCATGACGAAGCGGCGGAACAGACGGCGGTCGGGTACGGTTCCCTTTTCGAGGATGTAATCGAAAATCGGGTCGTTGTCGTCCAGAATCGACAACTTGCCGTCCTTATTCGAGGCGACATAATCGCCGCCGTTGGCCCCGTGCATGGCGAACAGGCAGCTCACGTCCACACCGGCATTGCGGAGTGCCTCTATGCGTTCGTGCGCCGTCTTGGGCAGTTTCGCCTGTTTGATTGATGTCGCAGGGCTTTCTGCGATGGTAACTTTTTTGTCTGCGATTGCAAGTTCCGTCCCGCATGCCGGACACGTAACATTCGTCTCTTGTTTTCTTCTCATGATTAAATAGTTGATTGATTATTATTCGGCTCTACCCATTGTCTGAGTATTACCAGTTCCTTGTCTTCTTTGCTCTGCCAGAACCACCGGCCGAACTTCTCGGGATTCCAGTTAAAGCCGCCGAGCAGTTGGCAGAGGATGAATAGTTCCAGCTCGATTTGTGATTTGTCGCGCCGCTCTCCATAGAGCATGTCGTCGTCACTCAGTTCTCTTTCCGGCAATGCCATGAAATAGCGGCGCGGTGTACTTTCGCTGCGTTCCGACGGAATGGAGTGCTTGTAGCGACGGTACAGTTCTTCCACTTTCGAGAAGAACTCCTCTTCACTACACTGCGGTACTCCGAGAACGCCTTCATACGAGCCGTTCCTGATGACGTACTTGCCGTCTACTTTGAGGCTCCGCATTTGGAAATCAACCTTGAAGCGCGCCCCGTTTTCTACGGCACGGACAGTTTCCTGATAGATATTGTCCATAGCTCCTACAAATTGGTTATGAAGGCGGGAATGCTCAGTTTCAGATTGTCGTTAATCAGGAATTTCCTGTCGCACTCGCAGATGATGTGGGTGGCCGTTACCCGTTTGATTCTCCGTGTAACTTCGTCATGGGAGGTGTATGGTTTCCCGTCCTTGGTGCCATTATCTATATCTCCCGAGATATGATACCGGTTTCCGATTTCGATGTCTTTTACGTTCATTTTTATTGGGTTAAATTGTTTGCCATTAAATACACTTGAATCGCTGACGCATGGCTTTACTGCTCTGATGAATACAGTATGTCCTGGATCCGGAGCCAGGTAATCGCCTGGTGCAGGATCCAGGTAGAATACTGTATGTTAAATTCGATTCCTCGTGCAAAATCGAGCTGCGTTGCCCGTAAGTCTCAATCAGGCCGGCACATTGCTTTATCAGTTCGATATGAGCAGCTTATTCAGCTACGGACCTGTCCAGAACCATCTAATCAGATGGTTTGGGACAACGGTCCTTGCTGTTATTAGCTGCACCATTAAACTCCTGACCCTTGACTTTTTTTCACTTCGTGCTAAGTTTTTTGCGGTTCTTAGGATTGCGGCACGTTGCTCTAATATGTCGATGTGTGCTGCGATTTGAAGTCCGGGCAGCGACGTCGGGTTCCTGATAGTGAATAACGACGTCAGGCAGCCGGGACTTCATTGCTTGCGGCACGCTGATTCTTCTCCCCTGAACCGCAGTTTTCCGTGCTGAAAATCTCATTCGGACGGTACATTCCTTTATTTTCCTGATGTGCGCAGCTCTGTTCTGCTGGCCCGGGACTCTCCTCCATCCAATCGGATGGAGGGAGGCTCTGGCCGCAAGTTGGAGAGCTGTATCATTAAAGTTCCGACCTCGATTCTGTAGCTGTGTACTCAGCTTCTCATGATTCTCAGAATATCGGCACATTGCTTTATTGTTTTGATGTATGCCAGTTTCGGAAGCCGGATGGTCGCCGTCGTATGACGTTAGGGATACGACGGCGCCGGACGGGCTGTATCGAAACTCGGCATGTTGAATCATATCCTTGAATCATGCTTTCGTGCTAAAGAAGAAGTTCTCATAATGGCGACACATTTTCTTTACTTACTTGATGTTGTCCCGCGAGAGCCAAGCTCTTGAGGAGTCTGAAGGTGATGGTGCGATCACCTTCAAGACTCTCGATAGAGCTGGGTTACACGCAGGAATCTCAAATTCATTCCTTGAACTTCTGCTGATGTGTTTCAGTTTCTTTCGTGCGGATGTCTGGCCGGATGGCACATTACTTTATCACTTTGATGGTTACAGGCTATTGCCAGAATAAATCCTGAGTGAAACCGGTCGATAAAACCGGATTTCACTCAGGATAATTCTGGTTAAATTACCTGTAATATGAATTCCAGCCCTTCATCAGTTTGCCGTGTGCTCGGCATTGTTACAGTGATGCTACCAGCGTGTTATACACAGCTCGACTTGTCAGCAGTGCATTCCTCATGCAGCCAATCGTCAGATAGCCGGGGAGGTTACCCTCGGTCTTGGAGCGATTGGCTTTCACATTGCGGCCGCGTCCACGAACGATACAGCCGTCGGATTTGTTTCTGACGTATCCCAGTCCTCCGATCTTGCGTTTGCCGGTTGCAACTGCCCGCAGACAATCCATGACAAACATATTCAGTTCGTCAAGGTCTTTCCGCACGTTGCATACGGGAAGAATCTGTGTCGCCCAGCTGAACTCGCCGTTGCCCTTGTACAGATAGCGGTTCACAGCATGGACAGCTTTCGTAAGCATCGTGTCCCGACAGCGAATCGTTCGTTGTTCAATCTCTTTCTGGAAGGTTTTGATACGACTGAACGAGAGAGAAATCATCTTGCCTTTGATGCTGTACCCGAGAAATTTGAACCAGTTGTCCGCAGTCAAGTACTCCACCTTTTTCGGATTTAGCTTCATGGATTTCTCGGCAAGTCGCTTTTGGAGCAGTTCCATTGCCTTTTCATAGTCGGCACCAACGAAGAGCATGTCATCCGAATAGCGGACATAGTAGCCGTTCAGTTCCGACAATTCTTTGTCAAGGTCATACAGGAGAACATCGGCCAGCCAACTCGCTACGGCGCAGCCCTGCTTGAGGGACTGGTATTGACTTCGGAGCCTGTTTTCCTCGTCAAAATACAGATCCGAATGATAATATTTTCGCAGCACGTCGATTAAAACGGAATGACCGTGTTTGGCCTCAACCTTATCGAATGCCTCATCGATGAATTGAATTGACACGCTGTCGAAATATTTGGAAAGGTCGGATTTCCAGCCCAAAACTCCGGTTTTTGCCGCGTTCACGATTTGATGACTGACTTCGGTAACCACTCGACCGCAGCCTATTCCTGTCTGGTAAGATTTGCAGGTTTCGTGGAGCATTTCAGGCATCAGGTCGAATAGGAGGTCGTTGGCGATACTAAGTATCACACGATCCATCGGCTCGTTTACATACACCATGCGGAACTCGCCGTTGTCTTTGGGGATTTGAGCCGTGTGGGGCGGCGAGATTTCATACTTTCCCAGCATCATAGCTTCAGCCATTGCCAGCCGGGTATGTTCATCGGTCAGCCGGATGAGCTGGTCTTTCCGGATGTCTTTGCCCACACCTTTCTCGATTGCTTTCGTCCATCGCTCGATGTCGAAAAACATTTGCAATATCTTATCTTTCATTTTATATTCTGCCTTTATGCTCGGATTCCCACAGCCGATATGCCCTCTGTCTGCGTTTTTGCGGACTTAATTTTTTGCAGGTTTTGCAAAACGCATCAAATCCTTGGCTGATGTATTCCTCGCGGGTAATAGGTTCTCCGCAGCATTCACATCTGTATTTTTTATCTGCACCTGACACTTTATCCATAGCTACTTGATTTGTTCGTCATTGCACACGAGTACATCTCCGACAATATAGTCTGATGCTCCCGGGTGGTTTCCTTTGAAAATGTGTGTAGCCGCAGGATTATATGCGAGGTCGTTTATTTTCCCCTCTTCGTTCACGACCATGATTTCCGTTTCGTTCAGAAATACAAGTTCGATGTCTCCGCCGACTATTGCCTGCATTTCTTCAAGCGTAAAGTCGGTTCCATTGGCAGGCTGCACCGGCTGGCGCATCCCGTCGGTTTTAATGATTTCAGCCATTTATTTCTTATGTGTAAAAGTTATTATGGTTTGACCGTCATAACCGAATTTTGCTTTTAGACCGAAAGCCTCGGCATCGGAGCTGATGCAGCAGATGTCCCAGACGTTCAATTCGATTGCACAGGTTATGACGGTATTGTTTTCTGAGATAAGCGGTGATTTGCCTTTCAGCGCAGCACCGCCGCATATTCCACGCAGAATGACTCCGCGCTGGTGGGTTGTAAGTTCTTTTGTTTCCATCGGCAAATCGGAATTTGTTAAAGAATAGATGCTATCCGAATAATCCGGTCGGAATTCGGACATATTTTTTTGTCGGCATACGTTCAAACTGCACGTATCCGTTTCATGCTGTTAGCAGTTTCAGAATCCGAAACAAGGAGCACACGGAGCCGTCAGCACACGGATTCCGACCCAGACAAGCAAGAGCAAGCCTGCGACAAATACCGTGTTCAGAATGGTATCCTGCCGTTTGCGGGCAAAGGCGATTATCTTTTTCATGGCTTTGATTATTATGGTTCAACTACAATCGGGCATAAAAAAGGCACGAGTTTTCCGCCCGTGCCTGCACCGAATATTTCACACTATGCTATGCCGCAGGTGTCGGCGTCGGTGGCATTTTGATGATACGGCAACCCTCTCCCGTGAGTACACGATATACCCGTATGAGGTTGCGCCCACGAAAACTGCTGACCGTAACGCTTTTCACACCTCTTGAAGCCAGAGTTGCAAGCACACCCCCGGCACTTTTCAATTTGTCGAAACAGCCGTAACTCTCGGTTCCGGCATTATTATATAATTCTATCATTGTCGTTCGATTTTTAGTGCATGATTGGATTGCCGAACTCACATGAATATCGGCAGCGGCTTTACGAGCCAATCGGGCTGACCAGCATGGAAACACTTGTCGGCACGCCTTTGCGCTTCTTTCGCACGGATGCGCCGGGGCTTTTTGGATTGTTTTTGCGGTATTCCTTTTGCCCGCAATTTTTCTCCGGCATCGGGCGTTTTCGCCTCTTTAGGCACACGCCAACGACTGTTGAACGTTGCCGTATAGATGCGTTGCAACTCCGCGCCTTTGTAGCACATGACCAGTACGGCGGGCGGTTCGCCGGCAATTTCGCCTTTTTCCCGCAGCTTGTCGAGCGTGTCTTTGGCCGCCTTGAAATGGGCAAAACGCCCGTAATTACGAGTGCGGTCTTCGCTGAATATTTCAATCATACCCTCAGGTTTGTTACATTAGTTTTTTGAGGAATTTCCAAGCCTGCGGGCTATATCTCCGGCACACGAAATTCTCTAACGATTCGGTGCGTTCATATCCGCAGTTATGGCATAAGTACTGCACAAATTTGTGCGTGATAAAGTGCAGCATCCCCGTTTCATGGCTTTTGCAGCGGTCGAAATACGGGGAGATGCCGAGCACAAAGTGGGCAGAAAAATTTTCTGCCACTTCGTTGAAAGCTATGAGTTTATACATGGCATGAAACAAAAAGGACAGCGCGCATTTTCTGCACACTGTCCAGCTTCGATTGTATTATAGGGTTCGTTATGCCGTTACGCTGCAATAGCTACGGTTTCCGCACCGTTTCTCGGTTTTCTGCCACGTCTGCGGGCAGGCTGTTCCGCCACCGTTCCGGCAACGGCTACGGGTGTTGCACTTTCGGCGACAACTTGTTCGGCAGGCTGTTCGGTCTGCACCTCTTCGGGCTGGGCGATGTCTTTGGGCAGTTCCACACGGAAATTCAGTGCCTCCATGAGTGCTTTGGTGGCATTGTGGATATACTTCTTGCGGTCGCGGGCGGAGCGTTCCAAGTCCTTTTTGGTCGGCATTAACCCGATTCGCGCCCAGACACTTGCATCGAGGTCGAAGACTTTGACCGTAATGCCTGCGGAGGTGCGGATGATGAGCCGGTGCGGAGTACCTGCACGGAGTTTCGAGCGGATACCGTCGTTCGATTCACGGAGCAGCGATTCTTTGGTCTTCACTTCCCAGAAAGTCGTTACCACGTTACGCAGTACACGGAACATTTCGTCCTGTGTTTTCACGGTCGCTTCGTAATCGGCACCGAAAAAGTGCATAGCCGTGTTTTTGCCGTCTTTGCCGGCATACTCGAAAACCACACCTGCGGCATTAACTGCCATGTTTGCAAACTGTTCTGCATTTAACTTACTGATTGCCATAATGATAAAATTTAGTTGGTTTCTATGCGATAGTGCATATTGCGGGCACTGCGGAATCGAACCGCACGTTCTCGGATGGCAAAACGGCACGACCTGTGCGTGCCCAAAAATCGCACGCTACCTTTCACCCGATAGCGTGCAGATTTCATCTCAATTTGCACCTCACTAAAACGCGCCCTATACTCGCTATTTCAGAAAAAAGCCCTATATTTGCATCGTTCACACGCAAAGACGATTTTCCGCTGTCATGGCAAGCCCGACATACTCCAATTTCTGACGGGTGCTTCTTTGGCACGTCCCCCGTCTTTCCCAACGGGGCAGCTAACATTCGGGCGGTTGGCGGCTGGTGATTATGGGCATAATCTCGGCAATGCCCTTTTCTCAAGTTCCGTGCGGATTGTTTTTACCGCATAGCGATTTTTATCTCCGGCTGCGCAAGGGCAGACTTATGGCATTATTTTATCGCCTCCCTTTTCCATACGACTCTCGCCCTCCCAAAATCACGGGCTTTGCGTATGCGGACAAAATACACGTATTTTGACCGTTCCGACTTGCTACATTGGTTTGTAGTCCTGCGCGGTGTGGTTGTTTGACACCCTCTTTAATCGCTCCAAAGCGAACAGGCGAATTTTCGTTTGTCCGAGCCACGAAAACAGGTTTCCCACAAAAAAGGCTCTTTGTTTCTCGCTGTTGCGGTTTTCGCTGTCTGTTTCTTATTTACTGACTTTTTTTGTTTTTACTATTTACAGACTTTCGGCGTGTGTGCCGTTTTTGAAAGTCTGTATATTTTTTGTTTCTGTTTTCCCCGTCTGTTTGTCGGGGCTGTTTCCCTTTCGGGTTCAATTCAACTCTAAAACAAATTTTTCAAACCGCAAAATTTTTTTTCGTCCGATTGAGAAAAACGGCTCTAAAATAAGAGTGAACGCCCGCGCGCGATGGTTATTTTTATTCGATTGAAAATCAATATATTACAAGAAAGTGGAATTTTTTTTCAAAAAAATATAGGGTTCAACGTTCAAAAATGGACTGAAAGAAAAACTATATATATTGATAATCAATTATTTGTTAGTTGATAACCGTCTAAAAACAAGGGCGAAAAAAAATTTTGCTTTCAATCCGAAAGAAACAAAGGTCTATTTATAGACTTTTAGTTTCACTTTTCTACAAAGTGAAGATACTAAATACTTGAATAACAATACACTAATAATTTTTGAAAAGAACGGGGTGGGTACTACCCCCAGTGCGGATTCGATACGCGCCCTACGGCCTGATTTTCAAGTCCCGTTTTTGGCTCTGACTTTTTTGTTCAAAGTTTGGCACAGTTTCGGGGGATTATTCGTTCAAAACAGAACAGGATTTGTAGCGGGAGAAGCCGTCCGGTCATAGACAGACTTTGCAAGAATCCATTTACCCGCCGGCTTTGCATTATCGGATCCTCTTGACGATTGTCATTTCATATTATGGCAGACACGGTTATGCGGAGAATCTTGTTTATTAAAACATTCCAAAATGGGGCATTAAAGCAGACGGTCGCATATACAGTCTTGCATAGAAATTTGTTCGCTAATGAATTATCGAATTTTTTGTCGAAACTTTTATTAGGTTTCCCTAAAAAGAAAATTGATAATTTAAGCCCGCATTTCCCCGATAATCTTTATCTTTGCCTAAAGTAAACCTGTATATAATTTATAGATGCAAATACCGGATGAGTAAAAGCAAGTCGGCAATCCATGATTTCTTCCGATGTTACAGACCGAAGAATGAGACGCATGAACTGGCCATAGCGCAGTTTTGTGCCCAGCGACGCTTTGTCGTCTCTATCGACGCGACACCCGACAAACGGTTGCCTGTAACATACGAAGAGTTCCGACAATGGTTCGAGACGGATACGCCCCGGCGCGGTGATATCGTGAGCCTTGTCGGGCAGGGAATTTCGGGAATTGTCGAAACGGTGGGAGTAAATCAGTCCGTGTGCCTGTATGTTTCAATCAAAGGCGAGGAACTGAACGTTATACCTGAATGCTTTGGTTATACTTCGTTGGAAATTGCAGACGAGGAATCGATTCTTCGCCTGCAACGGGCACTTTATCGGGATGGGCTGGTCTGGAACCGGTGGCGTAACCGAATCAAGCCGCGTGAAGTGCCTAAAGAGAATGTCCAGTACCAGATCAGTGTGTTGGATCGGAAAATCGGTTATGGCGTGTTTCGGGAAATCGATGCCGAAGGACGGATTGTCATGTACTGCATAAAACCGGAAGACGGACCGGTGCGTTATTCGCTGCGGGAGATCGTCGGACCGGTGGAGGATTACCAGTTGGAGCCTATCAATGTAGGACAGCGTGAGGAGCTGGCGAAAGAGTTGGAAAAGGCCGGTGTCCTTTGGAATGGGTTCTACAAGCGGATCGAGCCTGTCAATTATCTGGCCCCGGCAGGAAAAGGCTACTACTACCTGGACGAGTTCTGGGAGGTATGCAGGACTATCGAGCAAGGCAAGGCCAAAGGTGCGAAGTATTTCAATAACGGGAACTATTCCCGGTATCGGGAACCGATGGAAGAAGTCCGGAGGTATCTTTTGGACGAACTGGGTGTCGGTCCTGTTCCCCGTTCTAAAGAGAGCGTGTATTATTACCTGAAAGAGTTCTGGAAGGTTTGTCGGACAACGGATAAGGGACGACGAAGAGATATAAAGCGAGCCAAATCCGGTAATTATTCCACAGATGAAGCGAGCATAAGAGAACTTGCCTTACGGTTGCAAGAAAAGCGTAAAGAACAATTGTCCCGTTATCCGACAAAGGGGTAAACCGTCTATAACCTTCTGTATATAGCTGGAAAAGAAGCAGGTTCCGTTATTGTTCTCTGTATCGGTATTTTCTATCTTCTTCTAAAGAAGAAGCAAGGTGGAGGGTATAAATAAAGCACTTCCGCTACGCTCCAGTGTTTATTTATACCCTTTAATGCTCACCCCTAAAGGGGTTCGCTATGTTTTTCTTTCAGTAGATAAAAAGAAAAGTAAGATAGTAGTATAGTACTATAATATATTACTGCATCTTACTTTTCTGTTTTATAGAGTTGGAAATAGTTACTGGTCAGCCTCCATCGGGACTTTTTCTATGGCCGTAGGTTTGCTCGAACTTCTCCCTGAAAGCCTTTACCTGCTCCTTGGGCATATAGCGGCGCACCTCGCCGCAGAGTTGGTCATACTCCTCCAACCGCAGCGTATCGAGGTCTACCATTTCAATCTCCACGTCCGGATGCAGCCTTCGGAAATAGAATCCCGCCGCCTGCGCATATTCGCCTTTGCAGGCCCGGCTAACCGTCTTGACGGATGTTCCGGTGATTTCGGCGCACGACTGCATCGACTTGAAGATGGCAACCAGTATGCGCGTGTGTCCGAACAGTAGCACCTGTTTCGGATGCCGGAATGTACTGTTGCTTTTCCCTTTGTGTTTCATACGGCTTTCATTTTACGATGCGTTGCAGAATGCGGGCGATGAAAGAAATGTTTTCCGTGTTGATCCATTCTTTGGCTACGTTCCACGTCAGCGATTTCTCGAAATTGAGGTTCTCTTCCGTAAGGACATGATACGACAAGCAACCCTCCGTCGGTTTGAGCCCTTGGCCATGCAGTTCGCACAGCCCGTTTTTCCAGAATATGCAGCCGTGCTCCGTCTGATGCGCCTGCACCATCAGTATTGGGAACGGGATGGCTCCGACCAGCATACCGACAGCCCAAAATGTAATCCGCAATCTTTCTTCGTATCCGGCCTCTATCAGCCGCCAGATGTCCTCCGGCGTGCCCAGACAGGGCGTCAGGCATTGTCTCCGGCAACGTGGACAGTCGCAGCTCACGGGATAGCGTCCCGTGGCTCTTGAAATCTTGTCGGTCAGTTCCTTGCTCATTCTATTACCTCCGTTTCTTTTCCGGCATTGCCGTTGTTCCACAATTCGATGATTTTCTCCCGTCCGAGCAGCGTCCATCGTTTCCGGGTACCGAACGCCCAACGTTTTTGCGTTTTGGGATTCGTCCAATAGTACGGCACGTCGATTTGCCACTCCCGGTATTCCGGCAGGACTGTCCATTGCTTTTTCACGAACCGGCAAATGCCGCTCTCTTCCAGAAATTTACTCATGCGGCTGGCCGAGATGCCGATTTCACGGGCGAGTTGCGTGGGTGTGAAATAGTCCGCGCCTTCCGTCAGGTGGCTGTACGGGTTTTCCACCCGGCGGCGTCCTGACGGCAGTTCAGGGCGTTTAGGCGGCTCCCTGTTCCATAGTTCGAGAATCTGGTCACGGCCGATTTTGCTCCACCGCTTCCGTGTCCCGGCGGCATGGCACTTGCCGGTGCGCAGGTTGTTCCAGTAATACGGCATGTCTATTTGCCAGCTCCGGTATGGCATGAACGCCACCCACTGATTTTTAGAGAATTTGCAGATGCCTTTCTCCGCGAGGAACTGGTGCAACTGCCGGGGCGTCGTGTTCAGTTCCTGCGCAAGCCATGTCGTCGAGTAGAAATCCCGTCCCTCTATCAGGTTATCGTAAAACTCCACCTTGTAGGAATCGGCGTCGATTCGTTCCTGTTGCAGGTGTATTTCGTGGCGTTGGGCGACAATCAACTGCTGAGCCTCGTCGAGGCTTTGCGGCACGGGAAGGTTTTCGGTAGTGCCCATACCGCTTTCGGACCGTGATTCCAGCGTGGCATACCCCCGTGTCATCAGTTCGTTGATTTTCGTGTTGCACCATTGCGAGAACTCCGGCGACAACTGGCGGGCGAACTCCATCGCCAGCTCTTCATCAATCCACGTGGCTCCGTTGTTACGGCCGCGCGTGGTGAAAATCTGACTGTCGAGACTTTCCGAGATGCCCTTCTCAACCAGATGCTGGCGATAGCGGACAAAATCCGCCTTGCGCAGTATCTCTGCCGGCAACACGCCGAAGCTGCGGGCCATCTGTGTGGCGGTTATCATCATCTTGTTGTTCGCGGCACGGAAAGAAATCGGATGGTCTTGATAACTGAACACCACATCTTCCTGCTGCGCGGGTTGCGTCGCTCTGGCAGACTGTATGGCCGCGTCTTCGAGCAGTTCGTTCAGCCACGTCTCCACTGCGGCGCACTTCTTTGCCGCGATGGAGTTTTCGCGCCGCATAGGCCGGATCAGCTTATAGACGTCGTAAGGGCTGATGGCCCACATCTCGCGTCCTTTCTTGCGGAACGGAATCTGGATACTGGAGGGCAACTGGCGGATAGCCGCCTTGTCGGTCAGCATCTCCTCGCGCCCCAATACTTTACAGAGGTCATGGAGATTGACCCATGCCAAGGTTTTGTCATCATTGAAGAGCACCCTTACCGGGTACTCCTCGCATAGTATCGTATTACTTTTCATCTTCTTTTTCTTCTAAATCACGTTGTTTGCAATATTTCCTGAACTCCTTGCGCCGCTGGTCATACGCCTGTCGCTTGTGGGCCATCTCACGCACCGTGAAATAGCGGCGCTCCACACCGCATAGGCGGTCGTACTCCTGCAATGTCAGGTTGTCGAGGTCCGACAGGTCGATTTGCACATCGGGGTGCGCGTGTCGGAAATAGAAGCCTCCGGTGGCTACATACTTCCCGGTGCAGGAGAACGATATGCTTTGGAGGTTGATGCCTGAAAAATCCGCCGCGCTGTGCAGCGAGCGCACCACGGCGATGAGTACATACGCGCCGTTGAAGACCAGCAACTGCTTCGAGGGTAAAAAAGGGCCTTTCATTTTCATTGCTCATGAGGGTTTGAGGTGGGATTCAGTTCTTCTGCGGTAAACCGCTGCTGCGCCTGCATGAGGATGTAGGAGTCGGAACACACGATGCCGACCAGCATCATCTGAGACATGCTTTCCAGCAGGTACACGCCGAATACGGGGTCGGCACAGCAGAGGAACGGCAAGGCAAAGGATTCTTCCGCCAGAAAGTGTCCCGACGCGGCATCCACGGCAAAGCGTTCGTCCGGCGGTATGCCGTACATCTTACCCAAATGCTCTATCCAAAGGGCGAACCCTTCGGTGAATTCAGTAATCTTCTCTTCCGGTTCCAGTTTCATGGATTGCAGGAAATGTGTCATGTCAAAATAAGTTCGGGCGTCGGTAACGGTAAACAGCAAATCCGGAAACTCGCCGAACCGAAGTCTGAACCCTTGATGATTTTCTATTGCTTTCATTTTCTCAAAATATTGAATTTTGAAGGCAAATATATACTTTTCGGCTCGATTTTGGCTATAAATTTGCCTATAAATTTTCTTGTTAGTAATTCATTTATAGCGATTTACAAACAACAAAACAGCGCAAAAACAAGCAAAAAAACTATAAGTATTCATCCGCCTATTTTGTATGGTAAACCGAACATATTGGAGGTAATTTGTTCGTATGGTCGGAAGGGTGCGGATAACCCATTTTTTCGGGTTCGAACTATTCTTTTTGAAACCCGAAAAAAATGCAGGAAGAAGGTACTTTTAACCACGAGTTGCTCGAAAGCATATTCCACACGTCAAAAAAAACAATTCAGGAATACGTACGGGAAATCGAACGGCACAACCGCTACCGCTCGGTGCGCTCGAACATGCTGCTGGGAACCATCCTCGACGACCGGGCGCGTCTGATCGACCTGTACGATGCGTGTCTGCAACAGGATGCGCACATCCGTGCGGTCATCGAGACGCTCGAAAGCCAGATACTCGGTGACCGCTATATGCTCGCCCGTCTGAACGACAAGGGCAAATACGTCAAGGATGTGAAAGAGAGCCAGAAGATACAGGGCTCGCAATTCGATAAAATCATCCGTGGCATCATCGAAGCCAAACTCTACGGTTATACGCTTTTGGAAATCATGCCGGACATCGACCCCGATACGGGTCGCCTGAAAGAAGTGAACAGCATCGAGCGTCGCAACGTCCTGCCCGAACAGGGCATCGTCGTCAAGCGGCAGGGGTTGTGGCTGCCGCACTGGGACATCCGCTCCGCCGCCTACCGGAAGCGTTATGTGCTCATCAAGACGGGAGATTTGGGACTCTTCTCGGCCACGACGCCGCTTATCCTCGCCAAAAAGTTTACGATTGCGAACTACTTGAATTTCAGCCATTCATACGGTCAGCCGATTATTCACGGAAAGACCGTCAGCGAAAACAACATGGATCGCAAGCGTCTGGCGCAAGACATCTCCAATGCAGCTCAAAATAAAATCATCGTAACGGGATTGGAGGACGAAGTGGACATCAAGACCTTCACCATGTCAAACAGCGAGAAGATATATACCGGACTAATTCAGTTCGCCAACAAGGAGGTCTCGAACCTCATTCTCGGCTCCGAATCGATGGCCGGAGGCATGCAGTCGTATGTCGGCTCCACCAAGGCGCATCAGGACATCTTCCGCGACCGCATCGAGGTGTACCGCCGCTACATCGAGAACGTGATGAACGAGCAGATTGTCCCCCGTCTTGTGGCGATGGGCTATATCCCTGCCGGGTTGGAATTCAAGTATTCCAACCGCATCGACATGAATAACGAAGACCGCATCAAGCTCTACTCGCTCATCACGGACAAGTACGAGGTGGCGGCGGACGAAATCGAGAAAGAGTTCGGCATCGTCGTAGGCAAGCAGCTCAACGTGATACCCGGCATGGGCTGCGGAGGCGGTGCTGTGCCCGGCGGTAGCTCGTCGGACCGTGGCATCATGTCGGACGAGGAATACTACAAACGTTACGGTCATCCCCGAGGCGTGAAACAAACCGACACCAACCCGTAGCCATGAGAATCACCCTTGAACAATTCTGCGAGCAGTGGGCTCCGAAAGGCAACGGCCGTTATCTGCCCAACAAGATGGAGTTCAACACCCACGACTTCGTGACAATGGCCGGCGAATACTCCAAGAGCCGTTTCCGCACCAGCTTTGCCGAAGGCGGATTGTATGGCAGCGGCAAGCTGTGGCCGGAGCGTAAATCCCGCTGGGGACGCCGTTTCACGCATCCTGTAATGAACGATACCGGTAATTTGTCCCGCTCTATTTTCGGGGAGGCGGAGCGCATGGACCGCACCAACCTTACCCAGCGTGCGTATGGCGAACGGAAAAAGATTTTCCGCCGTGGGGCCCGTTATGCCATCTGGACCAAGGCAAGCAATTATCACCAGCATGGGAAGCGCGGCGCTTCCCAAAGTTACGCAGCCGTGCACAACACCGACCCGGCTTTGGGGCTCTATACCGTCAATCAGTACAGCCGTCGGCGGCCCGAGCACCGGCAGTTTATCGGCATCAGCCCGAAATTGAACCATACCGTCAACCAACTGTTCATCCCCATTTTGTTCCGAGGATTTCCCTTTCCCAACCCATGATAAAAGACAAGAAACCAAATAGTCCACCCGTAAACAGTACCGCTCCGGAAGCGGAACGACCTGTGGTCGCCGTGCCGGAACCGGTATCGGAGAATCCGTTCGTGAACATGTATCAGGCCGTCCGGCGGGCAATCCTCACGCTCAGGGAAAATCCGGAAGACCCGCAAAGTCCGCCGTTCTTCAGAACAATCCTGATTGACACGGGACAGTTTTCCCGTATCGTGCGCAGCGAGAATCTGGAAATGGAAATCGCCTTCCCGGCCATTTTCATCCGCTTCGTGAACGTGCGCTACCTCGTGCAGCAGCAACGTATCGGCGAGGGCCGCGCCACCATGCGCATCCGTTTCATCCTGAATACGCTCAACCATACCGACCCGGAGCGGGAATGCGAC